AACCCGCAGCGCGTGATCGGGTGCTAGCAGAGTCACACCTGCGAGCGAGCACAGCCGCTGCGCCGCAGCGCGAGCGAGGTCTACCGTGATCGGCCCCCTCACAGCGCCACCCCGCAACGGGCTACGCCCTCTGAAACCTCACACAGCCCAGCGCAGCGCCGAGGCGAGCCGTCTGCAGCCGGGGGCATCGCTGGCCACCACCGGCCCGACGACGAGCACACCTCGGGCGCACCGTCGCGGCACCGCTGCGCGCCCGCCTCGCACCCGACGCGGGGCGACTGCGTGTCCACGATCGCCTCGCGCACCCGAGGGCACGCGGAGAGGCCTGAGAGGCTCAGGAGGGCGAGCACAGCGACCGGCACGACCGTGGGCCTATCCGACTGCGCCGGAGGCGCTGCGCGGCGTCGTAGGAGCGCCGCAAGCACGTCAGGCAGGAGGGCCGCGACGCGCACCGCAGCGCCCTCGATGATCGGCACCGCCGAGGGCCACCGACGCGCGACGGTCGGGCGCAGCACCGCCCACACGAGGCGTGCGACGACAGTCACAGCGCCGAGGATCACAGGCACCGTCAGCCCGTGGGAGTCGGCCCACACCAGGGCGCGGGAGAGAGAGTCGAGCACGTCAGACCTCCGGAGGTGGCGGTGGGGGAGCGATCGTCGGGTGAGCGCGCTTGAGCCGCTTGGCGGCCCGCTCGCCGTGCACGCGCACGATCGGCCTAGCGTACTCCAGCAGGAGGCCCACCGCGAGCGACGCGACCGCGCCGAGGATGATCGCTGTGCTGCGAGAGAGCACGCTGTCCGCCACGCCCGAGGTGACGCCGCCGACGCCCATCAGCGTCAGCAGCCGCCCTGAGAGCGACGTGTCGTCGGAGGATGTCATCAGGACCACCGATCGCGGATTGCGATTGACGTAAATTCTACGTAGCTACCCACCATGCTCGCGCCGTTGGCGTTTACACCAGCCGTGAGCAGCAGCGGCGTTTGGCTGTTGGTGTTTGAGGCCTGCGCAATGCGCCGCGTCAGGTTGTTGATGTCCGGGCCGCCCCAGACCTCAAAGATTCCGCCGGCGCGACGCATGCGCGCTACTCGATTGGTCGTTGTGGTGGTCGAGGCTTGAGTGCTATTGACAGCGCTCGAAAACCCCCACTCCTCTGTTGGGTTGCCGCTGTTTGCACCGCCGAAAGAAAACAGCGCAATGCGCCCGCAGTTATAGCTCTGGCTGATCAGAAACCCCATTAGCCCCGCGCGGAAGTTGACCGAATCTCCGCCGGTAGCTTTTTGCGTAAGCACCAGCGTGTAATAAAGGTCAACTTCAAACTCATTGAGCGTTGGGAGCGCGACAAAGATCGACGTACCGCCGTCGCCGAAGGGATACGGCTGCGTCGTGTCGGTGGCGCTAGTCGTAATCCTCAGGCCTGTGGCAGTGCCAGCAATCGTACCCTTTGCGTTGCCACGGCCCCAGAACCGAATCCCGTTGCGCGCCGCGAGAGCAGTGTCTCCGCGCTCTTGGGTGACGCCGCTGGGGCTCGCGCTGTACGAGACGACAGAGCCTGCGAGCGACACGAGGCCAGGGACCGTCAGCTCGCTCGGCGTATTACCCGCGTGCACGTGGTCGGCGCGCGATGCGTCGGGCGAAGTGCCTGCGGCTGCGACGCCGAGCGGCTGCGGGGTGGCGTCGGAGAGCGAGACCCCGCCGCCATCGATAGCGACGCCGTTTACTCGCGTGCCCATCACACACCTACCAGGGAGAGCGTGGCCGTCGTCCCGCCCGTCGAGGTCAGCTCCACGTCGATCTCCTCCACAGCGTCGTCGGACACCGACAGCTCCCACGCATCGCCCGCGGCGATCGGGAGGTCGGTGGTGATCGAGATCCAAGGCCCCACGACCGTATCGGCCGCGCGCAGACGCCGACGATACCTGAAGGCCGTGATGGAATTGGTGACGCCCGTATTGCGTACGTGCAGCACCCACGACCGCGACTTGCTCGTCGCGAGCGCGGTGACGACCGGCGTAGCGGCCGCGAGAGTGACGGATGCGCCGTCGTCGCCGAGGAAGATGCTCATACCCGCGACGATACCGCGGTCACTCCGGGTAGTCCACCACGGCGCGGGTGGCGATCGACAGGGTGCCTCCGTCGACCTGGGCAGTAAAAGACAGCGTGTCGCGCGCGCCCGGCGTGAGGTACCCGGTGCCGTCCGCGCTGTCTGTCCACACGCCCGAGGTACCCGCGAGCGTGAGCACGAAGGGCGAGCCTGCGTCGGTGGTGACAAGGCGGATCTTCCCACCGCTCGCGCCCGAAGTCTTGTACCGCACACGCCATCGCACGCGGCACGGGTAGCCTGTCGTGCGCGGATAGCAGTACCAGGGACGCGCGACACCCGCGCCCACCTCGTCGCCCGTGAGCGCCGTGAAGGCAGCGGAGGTCGTGGTCAGCGGCGACGCGTGCGGGAGCGACAGGTGGTGATACGTCCCGAGCACCTCGTCGTACGCCCACTGCGCCGTATCGAGCGCGCGGCGCAGCACCGCGGACTGTATCGCCGAGCGTGGGAGGTACGCGCCCGGCGACTGTCCAAAGGGCGCGCTGGTGTCGACGACGAAGCGCGGTACCTCGCTCACAGCGAAGTGCTCGACCGCGATGCTTGCATTGCACACTGCCACGAGCTGCAGCCGCCACACTCCGCCGACGACGAGCCCTGCGGTCACGAGGTCGTCGACGGAGAGGTACCACTCGTGCGGGCTGGTGCGACTCCAGCGCGGGCCCGGGAAGGCACCGGACAGGTAGTGCGTCGTCACACCGTCGAGGTCCACGGGGATCTCAGGGTCGGTGGCTGCGATCGTGGTCGTGCCATCGGTGATCGACAGCGCGAGCGTGGCGTAGTGCGTCGTCGTATAGCTGCCCTCCTGCCCGAGCAGAGCGCGCACGCGGAGATACGCGACGCCGTCGCGCGACCACCAAAAGAGATCGTGCGTGCCACCGGTCGTGCGAGCGATCGTCGCGCGCTGCCCGAGGTAGTCCCCGGCGGCGGAGGAGGCGAGCACAGCCAGGGCAGCGCCGTGCGACGCGCGGGCCGTGCGACGCGTGGCCATCGTGCGGGTGTCGAGATAGGGCGTGGTCATGGGGGCTCTAGGTGGACGGTGATAGAGTGCACGGTGGCCTTCGAGCCCGACGAGTTGCTTGTGCTGTAGAAGCCCACCCACACGTGGGCCTCGACCTGATCGCCAGACTCGTCGCGCGAGGCAGAGATGCGTCGCAGCGGCGCGGCTAGATCAGCCAGGCTGACAGTCGCGTCGATCTCCACAGGTGTCGTCGAGGTCGTGCTATCCGTCGCGCGCAAGAGCGCCGCGAAGGGGTGCGACGACGACGCAGCGACAGCGAGCACCACGCCGACAGAGTACGTCGCCGAGGCCTGTAGGTGCGCGCGGACCGTGAGCTTGGGCCACAGCCCCGTCTCGCCATAGGGCTGCACGAGGTGACCGCCGCAGTAGTACGCGAGCACCCCCGGCGAGTCGTCCCACCGGATATCCTCGTCGGTGAAGCGATCGAGCCACACCTCGCCGCCGCCCGACTCCCACAGCCCGCGCACGGCATTGACGCGAGCGAGATGCGTGGCATTGCTCGCCGCGATCTGCACGATTCCGTCGAGCGGGAGGTAGTCCGCGGCCAGGTCGGCGCTGCCATTGTCTGGCGTGGGCATTTTGACCACGCGTCCGATCGTCGTCGTCACGGTGCCCACCTATCGACGCTGCCGTCTGTGAGGTCCGGGGTAGTGTCCGCGAGGAAGGCGTACGGATACTGCGCGGCCACCGCGTCGCCGTGGTCGGTGTAGCGCAGCATGACCTTGTACGCCGAGGCAGCCAGGGCGAGCATCGAGGCGCTCGGAGCGCTCGAAAGCGTCACCGTCGTCGCGGTCACCGACACCACCGTGCGCTGCTCGCGGGCGATCGTCGGCGCGTAGACACCGATCTCGCACAGTTCGACCACGTCACCCGCGACGAAGCCATCCGTCGCCGCGCGCCCATCGTCGGCGAAGCCCGTGGTGCCGAAGCCGCTTGACGTGTCTACCGTCACGACTGCGCCCGAGATGCCGCCCGCGGCCACGAGCGCCGAGGGCGCGTAGCCTTGGAAAGCCTCGCTCGACAGGCGCATCTCGACCGCTGCACGAAGGCGACCGCCGAAGTACTGACGCCTCACCGCCACGATCTGCGCCACGACGTCGGTGATGCCCCGGCCGCCCTCGAAGTCCGGCACGCGCGAGTGCGTCACCGTCACGAGGTCCCCTGGCTGCAGCGCGAGGTGCTCGCCTGTCAGCGGGAGCGTCAGGTGTCGCGCGGGCTCCGCGAGCGGGCCTAGGAGCTGCTGCGCGGACTCGACGAGCCCCGTGCGGATAGCCGATAGGCCCTGATAGACAGGAAGGTGCGTGAGCGCCCCGCACTCGATCGTCTCGCCTGCGCCGAGCTCGCTCATCCACGTGGCATCGACGACTTGGAAGGTGCTGCCGTCTGGCAGGGTGTATCGCACCGCCGTCGCCGCAGGCACGGGCTGATCGATCATCTCCCACTCTGCGTCGACGCAGTCTGTCTCGTCGAGGTCCGCCGCCACGATCTCCGTCGCCGCGAAGTGCCCGTACCTCACCCCGGTCATGCGCCCGTGGCGCAGGGACAGCACCATGCCGCGCAAGCGTAGCTCGTCAGACAGGAGCGACAGGAGCGACTCGTCACCGGGCCCGATACGATACTCCCGCTGCGAGGGGATCGACGACAGGGGAGACTGCCGCGCCTGCGAGACGAGGTGCTCCCAGTCGATCGTCTCGACCTGCACGTCCAGCCCGTCGAGTCCGGCGACGGCCAGGGCGAGCGCGCGCAGAGCGCCCCACGCCTCGGGGCCGCGTGCGATCACACCAATCTGCGCGGTGGTCGGCTTGACGACGAGCGCGGACACCGACGCGTCGTACACCGTGCCGCTCGCGTCGCTGATGCCCGCGATCACGACCCGGACCTTGCTATCGGTGCCGTCGCGCTCTAGCAGCTCGAAGGCAACGCCCTCTGTCGTCGTCGTGTCGGCCACGAGCGACAGGCGCGCGGTGCCGTCGTATGGCGACGCGGAGACGTACGATAGCGTCGTGGGGATCTTCGCGAGGTCATCCGGCGATGGGATCGTGACCCATCCATCGAGCGGCACATACGCCTCAGGCGCCGGGCCCGAGGACGTCCACGTCTGCGGCGACGAGCCGGACAGGATCGTCGGCGACGTGCTCCACTCCGCCACGACCTCGAGCCGCCCGTTGGAGCTGCCCCAGTAGCCCGAGACGGTGACGCGCTGCGCCGTCGCAAGCTCGACACGCGGTCCCGTCGCTGCGAGCGTCTGTGCCCTGTCAGACCACGACTCCGCGAAGGCTGCCCAGGACGGGTGCCAGCCCGGCAGACCGCCGTCGACGGAGCCGTCGAGGAAGATCTCCGACGACGAAGACGGGCCCTGCGCGAGCGCGTAAAGCGGCGTGCGCAAGCCGCCCGAGAAGGGCCGAGTGTGGTGATTGATACCCCACAGCTCAATCTCGCGTCCCGAGATGCGCGCCGTCCCGGCGACCGTCATCGGGTCGAGCGGCACCGACCACCGCATCCCCGCTCGCGTGAGCTGCACGCCAGGGCCGACGACGCCGAAGAAGATCAGCGTCGGATTGCGCAGCACGAGGCCCGAGGCCGACAGCTCACAGACCCACACCGTCGCTGCGCGTCCCTGCGGGTGTCGTGCTCCGCCGATCGTCACCACCGGCTGGCGCAGCGCGGGCGCAGCGTGCGAGCGAGCGACGGAGCCGTAGCGCCCGCGACCGCCCGTGGGCACGACGAGGCTGCTGCCCGAGATCGAGTCGTAGAGGAAGGTCTCGCGGCCGACGCAGGCGATGCCGCTGGACGCGAGCCCCGTCACCGACGACAGCGGCACAGACAGCGCCGTCGCCGAGATATCCGACGTGAGCAGCCGCTCGGGGTAGGAGTTGCGCGCCGACAGCGTGGCCGATGCACGGTCGCCGTCGTCGTACAACTCCAGCCGCATCGCCTCGACGGAGACCTCGCCCTTGAGCGGGTCTAGCTGCTCGTACACCTCCCACACTGCGGCGGGGTCGAGGAGGTCGCGCACGGGGTTGAAGGTGCTCGCGTCGGGCAGCGTCTCTGTTAGCGTGCCTGTCCCTGGCCACCACAGCGGGTCCACGGTCGTGCCCGAGGTCACCGACACGCTGGTAGGCAGCACACCCGCGGGCGTATACACGCGAGGGATACCCGCGATCAGCATCACGGGTACCCACCGTGCGCCGTGGTCTAGCGTGGTGATGCGCCCGATGGTCACGTCACCCCTCCGCTGCTGCCCGTGGTCGGGAGCACGAAGTCGAGGTCGCACTCCTCCCACGTCGGCCAGGTCGCGTCGTACCGCTCCGGGGAGAGCGACAGCGTGGCCTCAGGCCCGAGGTACCCGAGGTAGTACCGCTCCGTCGCCGAGCCGCCGCGTAGAGCCTGAAAGGTACTCTGCGCGAAGGCGACGACCCCGTTGCGGGCGACGTGCGCGAAGTCAGCCAGGGAGAAGTCTCGCCCGCTCGACACGTCGCCCACCGCCGACAGGGAGTCCACGGCAGGTCGCATCGGTGTGACCCACGTCCCGAGCGTCGCGCGTATCGTGGGGTCAGCCGGGATCCACCGCGCACGCATCGTGCGGCGCCAGCTCGTGCCCGTGGCGACGATCGCGTACACCTTGCCGCCCTCCGTCGTCTCGGCGCCGCCCGCCACGACCGGGCGCCACGTGCCGCCCGAGAGCGACGCGAAGACCGCGAGGTACGGCGACTGAGTGTCCGCGGTGTGCGTGGACACGGAGGCAGCGCCCTGCAGCCCGAGCACGACGCCCATGGTCGCCGAGGGGGTGTACTCGTACGTCCCGCTATCGATCGACAGCACCACGCGCGCGTCGGCGTCGAGCGAGAGGGAGATGGTGCGACCCGAGGCTGCGATGCTCGCATTCCAAGCTGCCTCGACGTGCGACAGGAACTCAAGCGCCGGCGCCGCGAGCACGATCCTCGTGTCTGTCTTCGTGGCGACCGTCAGCGGGTAGTCTGTGCCGGCGCCGCCCGCAGGGATACGCAGCGTGCCGTCGAGGCCGGCGCCTGCGGAAGTCCAGTCGAAGGTCGCCGCCATCGCCGAGGTGATCTTCACGTCTGCCTCTCAAGCCGCATCGAGCCTGCCCTCTGATAGCGATTGACCCGCTGCCCTACCTGATCCTGCGTCGACGCGCGACCGTCGATCACCGGCCCGTAGTACTGTACGATCTCTGTACTACCACCCTCGGCGCCCGCACCGCCACGTGGCGACACCGGCGTAGGCTCGCGTGCTGCGCCACCACCGCCGCCGCCCGTCTCCGGCGTAGCCTCACCACCGCCGAGCGCGGCAACACCGGCGCCCGCAGCACCCGCAGCGGCGGCGGTTGCGGCGTGGAGGCCAGCGGCTTTGAAGTGCAGCGCCGCTGTGGGCGATCCGAGCGCGAGCGCACCGAAGCCTTCCGCGGTCTCAGACAGGGCCTTGACCGTCGAGGTGGTGGCCAGGGCAAAGAGCTGATCCTCGACCGTCGCGCGGAGTGCCTCGCCCACACCTTCGCCGGTGCGCAGTGCGGCGACGACGGAGGTACTCACGGCCTGGCTGAGTGACTCGGCGGACTGCTTGAGACTGTTGACCGGCCCGGCCTTGATCGCGTCGGCGAGCTGCTGCGCCTCGACGAGCTTCTGCCGATCGCTCTCGCGTCGTGCGACGTCTTGCTCTTTGGCCTTGTTTTGGCGCTCGCGCTCTTCCTCGATCAGGGCGTCGACGATGCGGTTTTGCTCTGCACGCCGGGCAGCCTCTGTCGTCGCCGCGGCTTCTCGGATGCGCCGCTCGCCGTCGATCGCAGCCTGCTCGCGGGTGCGCTCTGCCGTCGCAAGCTCCTGTGTGAGCTGTGCGGCACGCGACAACGCTGCGGCCTGGCGTGATAGGGCCTGCGTGGCATTCTCTCCGCGCTGTCGTCCGCGCGCGGCGTCCTCCTCGGCCAGGGCGATCTGATCGCGCAGGTGCTCGATGCCTTCCTCGCGCAAGGCATTGTCCACCTCTAGCCGCTGCAACTCGCCGCGCGCCCCGAGCTGCACTCGTGCGCGGCTGAGGTTGTACTCGGCCTCGGCCATCGCACGGGTGGCATCGTTGCGCTCTAGGAGCGTCGCAGTCGCCGCTGTTTGCGAGGCCGCATTGCGTTCGGCCTTGCGCTGCGCATCGCCCTCCATAATCGCGCGCGCCCGTGCGATCTCATCCTGCTCGCGCAGCGCTGCAGTGCGGTCACGAGACGCGGTGGTCGCCGCACCCGTCGCCGCGGCGACTTCGGCCTCGGATCTAGCCAGGGCGACGTTGGCGCGCTGCAGACGCGCAGCGGCCACGTGGGTAGCCTCGATCGCCTCGCGTCCACCGCGCATCTGTCGTGCTGCCGTCACCGCAGCTCTCGCAGCGGTCACCTCGGCTTGCGCTGCGTCCCTCGCCGTGGTCGCAAGGCGCTGCCGAGATTCAGCCGCGGCCACGAGCGCCGCGGTGTGGTCTGTCGTCGCCGTCGTGCCGAACTGCACGCTGAGGCCCCACCGCCTGAGCTGCTCCGTATTGCGCGACGTGATCGCGTTGAGCACGTCTTGGATCTGAACGTTGCTGTCGATGCCGCCGTTCATCTGGCGGATCGCGGGGATCAGCGGGGCGATGGCGGCTTCGAGCTGGCGTACGCGCTCGGGCGATGTGCCCGCATTGATCATCGACACCTCGGTCGCGCGCAGGGCACGAGCCGCAGTGAGGGTCGCGTTCAGTCGCTGCTGCGCGGTCGCCGTCGCGTCGATGCTGGACGCGATGCTGTCATACATCGGCCCGAGTCGGCCCTGGGCGTTGCGCAGCGTCTCGAGCACGCGGCCGTTTTCGATCTGCTCGCGCTCCGCTGCGGCGATCGCGCCGTACACCCCGAGGGCGCCCTGCGCCACCTGGCCGATCACGCCCAGGTTGCCTAGCAGCGCGATGCCTGCGTCCGCCGCGGACTTCTCCACGCCGGTCAAGCCGCGAGTCAACTCCGCGGTGTGCGACCGGAGGTTTTCGAGGAAGTTCTGTCCCGCCGCCATCGCGATGGAACGGCTCATCTGGCCCATCGTCTCGCGGAGACGCGACGTGCTAGCCGTCGCCTGCTGCGCCGAGTCCGAGATGCGCCGCATCCCTCCCGCGGCGCGCGTGCCAGCCTCGTCTCCGGTGCGGCCCGTGCGAGCGAGCTGGCCTTGCAAGTCGCCCATCGACGCGCCGAGCTGATCGAGCGCCGTCTCCGCGCCGGAAGTGTCTGCCGTGATCGGCAGGACGAGAGGATCCATCGTCACGGTGCCACCATCCTCTGCGTCGCCTCGTGCAGCGCTGCGGTGTACGCCGCCGCATCACACTCTGCGACCGCCGCGACAGCCGCGTGCGCGTAGCACCACGTCTCGTGATCGAGCACCCGGTGGCGAACCATCTGTGCGACGCGCGGAGCGATCGCACGCAGGTCGTCGGCGTCACCTTCCACGTCCACCACCACGACCAGGGTGAGTCTTTGTCCGCTCCCGCTCTGCCTGTCGTCGGTGGTGCTCAATGTCGGCCCTCTGTGCTGCGATCTGTGACTGTCGGAGGGCCACGAGGGCCTGTGTATCCGCCGCCGTCAGCGGACGCCCGAGGGTGTCCGCGATCGGCACCTGCCACTCTACCGCAAGCGCGACAGCATCGCACACCTCATGCACCCACTCCCCCGAGCACTGCGCCCAGGGACACGTGAGCGCGAGGTCTGCGCCCGTCGCGTGCGACACGTGCTCGTGCGCCTGCGCAAGGTCCGGCGGTAGCTCCGCCGGTGGACGGTGACCCGCACGCGGACAGCCCCATCGCGACGCGAACTCGTCGGCCGCGCCGATGAGGGCATCCCTTTCCGCCGCACCCTCGACGTCGCCGGGCGCGACGAGACGCCGCCGGGCCTCGTCGGCCTTGCGACACCCGCACAGCGCCCGAGGCCCAGCTAGCGCGGCAGCATCAAGCCACGCGGCAAGCCGAAAGGGGCGAGCGCCCTCGGGCCCGCCTCCGCGCGGTCGAGCGCCACCTTAGCTACCTCACGGATCGCAGCCTCACCCGCGAGGGACGCGACGTGCTCGATCCACGCGTCGCGCGCCTGCGTGATCGTGCCGATCGTCTCGACGCCGCCGTACGCCGAGGCCTCGTGCCGCACGCCCTGCTCATCCGTGAGCGCGTGGCACGCGACCACGAAGGCCCGGTGATCGCGCGTCGCGCCCACGGCATCCATCGCGAAGCGGTACGCGCCGGGGGTGAGCGGCGACACCTCGAAGACCACGGGGCGCGCGTCGGGACGCAGCGGGAGTGCCGCGCGATCGGCGTCAGACCGCGTGCGCTCGTACCGCGACAGAGCCTCCGCGCAGCCAGGGGCGCCGAGGTCGATCGCAGGGTCGCACGTCGGCGTCACGCTGCCGGGCAGCGTACCGATCTGTACGACGCGCAGGAGGCGGGAGGGGCTCGTCATAGATCACCCGAAGGCGAAGCGGAATTGGGACAGCAGCCGATCGAGCTCGTCGCCAGTCTCCGACGTGGGCGTGAAGGTCGCATCGTACGTCGCGTGCAGCTGCAGCTCCTGATAGAGCCGCGCGCCCACGGTGACGGGCTTCGGCGGAGCGACGAGGCGCACCGCCGGGAAGTCCCACAGGTAGTGCGTCGCGTCCGACCCCGTACCGATCTTGTGGATCAGCAGGAGCTTGTACGCGGTGCGCGCCGCGAAGGCCGTCTGCCACGCCACGTCGTGCGGCACCTGCACGGTGATCACCGGCCCGCGCGGGCGCCCGGCGACGTCGACCACCGCGGCCACGGTCTGCACACCGCCGCCGTCCGAAACCTTCTCCCACTCGGGCCCGTCGCCCTCAATGCCGATCGAGCCCTCGCACACGAGCCGCGTGCCGCGGGTGATCGAGGTCGCCAGGTACACCTCAGGGCGCCAAACGCCCGGCGAGCCCATCGTGTCGTCGACGCGAGCGATCGAGATGCTCTGCGACGAGGGCCCTGTCCACTGCACGGCCTGGCCTTCGAAGGCGCAGAGCGGCAGCTCGCCGTACTCGGGCAGCTGCCAGCTGAGCTTGCCGTGCACCCCGTTGGCCGTCCACTGCGCCACCGTCGACGGTGCCTGTCCGCGCTGCACGGTCATGCTGTGGCTGTGGATGCTGCTCGCCTTGCGCGTGTAGTTGTACATCTGGCGCACGAGCGCGCCGTTGGCCGGGTTGCCAGACAGCGCCGGGGCGACCGTGAGCGTGTCGGTGGCGATGGCCGTCACCATCGTCACCTCCCACTCGCCGGAGATGACAACCTTGATCCACGTGCCGCGCGTGAAGTTCGCGCCCTGGCCTGCGCCGAGCGGGAGGCTCGTCGTGCTCGCACCCGTGTCGATAGCGCCGCCCTCGTCGGCGTACTCCGTCCCGAAGTGGTGTACGAAGAGGATGCGCTGCGGGAGCTCGGCCGGGCTGTCGCCCGCGTCAAGCTGCGCGCTCGCGGGGATGCCCTTCAGGTTGAAGGTCATCTTGACGGGCGTTTCGAGCTCCAGCCCGAGCACCGGGTCGATAGCCTCGTCGCGCCGCACGCGTTCATCGAGCACATCGAGCACGGCCTGCGTCGGCTCTACCGCGATCTCGTCGTGCACGACGTGGATGCGGGTCATCTTCTCCGGGAAGGAGGCGAGCGGCGGCGCGGGGGGCGTCGTGCCAAGCGTCGCCTCCTTGCCGATGAGGGTTGTGCTCGTGCGCGTCAGTAGGTTTTCGTAGGCCATCGTGTCACTCCGTTACGCGGATCCTCGCGCTGTCGAGCGCGCGTGCCAGCTGCTCTGTGTCTACACCCGGAATGAGCGGACGTCCACGTGTGCGCTTGCGCTCGATTGTCTCGGGCTTGTTGGTGACGAAGCGCCCGGACCGCAGCCGCTTAGCCAGGGCGCGACCGAGGGCCTCCCCGATGTACGGCGCGAGCCCCTTCATGGTCATGCGCCACGGGCGCCATGCCGCCAAGGCCGCGCGGCTCATCGCGTCGTCGAGGTCCGGACCGATCGCGAGCCACTGCGGCGAGTGCCGCGAGAGGTGGCTCACGACCTCGGCGTTGGTGACGCCATCGTTGCGCCCCGCGCTGGGGTCGACCGTCACTTGCACTGTCGTCTTGAGCAGCCCGAGGCGCCACTGCAGGTCTGCCACCACACCCTGTATCGCCGACCGTACGCCTCGTGCGTCAGCCTTGATCACGGTGTCCACAGCGTCGCGGCCGTCATCGCGGCCTGCTCGACGAGGAAGTCCCCGCGCAGGTGCGCGTGCAGCGTGACAGTGTTCGGCGTGATCGGGTCGATGGTGACCGCGTCGTCGCTCGGGACGTAAGCCAGGGCGACACCGCCCCACGCGGCGTCCAACATAAAGACACGCTGGACCTCGAGCATGTCGTCGAGCGCCCGCTGTGAAGCCAGGGACAGTGCGCCGAGCGTCAGCGCGGAGTCGGTCGGATACAGCGCCGCGGGGAGCGCGATCTCGTATTGCGCCCGCAGGTCGAAGCCGAGGCGCCGCACCCACGGTCCACCCGCCGAGCCCTCGACGGCATTGCCATCCCACCGGGCGCGCGACCACACCAGCTCCCACCGACGCGACACCGCGGCGCGCGCCGTGCCCGCAGGCCAGCGCTCGTTCTGCTTCGGCATCGTCACATCGACGGCCGCGAAGAGCCCCGCAGGGATGTACGGCGACGCAGGCGCAGCGGGATAGGTACCGCCGAGGATGGAGGCGACACGGGTGCGGATAGCGTCTGCGGGACCGGCCATCACCAGCCTCGCTGATCGTCGCCGAGCGGCTCAGGCGCAGTGGATACGTCGTCGGTGGACACCGATCGCGTGCGCGACGCCCACGCCTCAAGCTCTTTGACGCAGCTCATGTACTCGACGTGGTACGGGGGATTGCCCTGCGCGTCGCGGTACTGAGGGCGTCGTGATGCAGCGTAGTACGCGGCCACCATCGCGATGCGGCGCACCATCGCCGAGGTCGGCGTCGTGAGCGCACCGCCCGCGGCGACCGCGTACTCCTGCACGAAGTCCGAGGCTTGATCGAGCACGGCGCTCACCACGGCAGCGTCGGCGGTACCGCTGGCGTCGTCGTCGCACAGGTCCACGACCCGCGCGGCGCCGATCACCGTCTCCCACTGTGACTGTGTGATGAGCGCCATGCGACTAGCCCGTCCGCCGGAAGATGCGCTTGGGGTTACCCGCGGCGGCGGTGTACCGCGCGCGCGTGCCCCACACGTATTCGTTGCGCTCGAAGACGTTGGGATCGGTCGGCGAGAAGAGGCTCACCAGCTCGACAGCCTCGCGCTCCTGAAAGATCAGGCCGCGATCCTCGGGGTCCGACGTGTCGGCGAGGTACCAGTACGAGTCCGACCCGCTAGCGAAGCTCGCCGCAAGGTGCGGGACCACCACGACCGTGTACGCGCCTTTGTAGACGTTGAACTCGGCGTTGTCGGTCGCCGTCGCGCTGTCGATCACCATATCGGCCTGCGCGATGCGGCGCGCGGTGGTCTCGAGGGCCGGGGGCACGATGATCGTGTTCGGCTCCTCGTTGAGCGGGTCACCGTCCGGACCCTTCAGCTCCAACATCTTCGCGCGCGCCGCGGCGACGTTGGTCGGCGTGAGAGCGCCCGTGGTGGTGTTGCTGAAGGTGCTCGACCCGGGGTCGCTCGGGTTTTCGAGGTGCGACGCGCTGAACAGCGCCAGGCCGTCGAGGCTCGTGCCGTTGGCCTTGAGCACGTTGAAAACGAGCTTGTCGGGGTGGCGGAGGTACTTCGCCGCACCCGAGCGGACGCGCGACACGGCCTGAGCGACGGTGCCGCTCATGTCGTCGTCGAGGTCTTCGCGCTTGATCGAGTAGGTCAGCTCCCACGTCTGGTTGGTGACCTCGGCGCCGCGGATCACGATGCCGTTGATCACGCGCTCACCCTCGGACCACTCGCGGATCGTGGCCGCGTCGATCGCCTGAGGGTAGACATTCTTGCGCGAGCCGCTGGTCTGCCGGGTGGCGACCATCGACCACTTGGGCTGGTACGACCCGTTGGAGTAGGCGTCGAGGAACGCACCCTTGATGGTGACGTCCAAATTGCTGAGTACTTCGGGCTTGAGAAGAGCGGGCATTTTCGGTGCCTCCTATCAGGTGAGGGTCGTCGGGATCGCGCCCGCGTGGGTGATGAGGCACAGCCCCGTGTCGCCGTCGTCTCCGCCGGTGATGCACAGGCCGAAGACATAGCTGCCGTCGAGGGGATCATCGACGGGGTCAGTCGGGCCACCGGACACTGTACCGGCGACGGCGACCTTCGCGCGGCCCGAGGTCGCCTCGACCGCGAGGTGCGCGCCCTGGGTGATCGTGGCCCCGAGGATGATGCTCGAGATGCCCGCGACGCGCACGATGCACACCGCGCCCGAGGCCGGCGCATTCTGCTGAATCCCGAAGATCGGCTCGCCGGCCGTGGTGGTGGCGACCGCGGCGCCGGTCGAGAGCTTGACGGGGTGATGCAGGCGCGCCGAGAGGTCTGCGCCGGCGAGCACCATCACGTCGAAGGCGCCCTGCTGATCGGGGGCGGCGACGCCCACCTCGACCGCGACACCGTTGCTGTCGACGCCCATCACGCGACCGGCGACCGGGCGAGTGCCCAGGCTGTCGATTCGCGCGACCGTGTTGTCGTCGACCACGTAGCACACGCGGCCCACGTCGCTGTCCGAGACAGCCGCCGTGCTGGCCGAGTTGGCGAAGTAGAACACGCCGCGCCGCGGGGCGCAGGTCTTGTCGCCAGCGCTGCCCGCGCTGTTGTCGACGCTCTCCTCGGAGACGCCGATCACGCGCAGGTTGCGGTTGGCGCTTGCGGGCACAGCGTTGCCCGAGGCATTGAGCGCGACGAGCGAGCCCTTGTAGATCGTGGTCGACGCGGCGACCGGGACGGCGAAGCCCAGCGCGACGACGGGGCCTACGCCCATCGCCTTACGCGAAAAGTCAGCAGCGAGTGCAGTCATGGTGATCCTCAGCCTTCGGTGCGCGCAGCGCGCGTGCGGGTGTTGTCGATAGCGGCGCGGGCGCTCTTCTCAGAGACACCGTACCGGCGTGCGAAGGATACGGCGTCGTCGTCGCTCACCTCAGTCGCCTTCGGGGCGCGGGTGTCCACGGCCTGCGTGGGCAAGCCAGGGAGGCGCGACAGCACGCGATCGAGGGCCTCGACGCTCAGGGTGCGCAGGTCAGCCATGTACCCGGCGTCGGCCTCGGCGGCGGGGGTCAGGGCGCCACGCTCGCGGTGCCGTGACAGCACGCGGGCGCGGGCCTCGGCGTCGCGCTCTGCGCGGATCGCCGACAGCTCGCTCGACAGACGCTTGACCTGGTCGCCGAGCTCGTCAGCGGCGCGGGCGCGGGCGCGCAGGGTGACGGCTTCCTCGGCGTCGCCCATCGTCTTGGGCTCCTCCGCCTTGTCGCCCATCATCTCCATGCCCTCGCCCATGGCGGCGAGCACGGCGCGCAGCATCGCCACGACGCTGGCGTTGGCTTCGGGGTCGAGGGCCGACACGGCTTCCTCGAGGGTCGAAATCATCTTGGGAATATCCATATGGGCTCCGAGTCTACGGGCGACCGCCGCCCGCTGTCCACTGAGGCGGCGAGTGACCGCCAAGGGGTCTGCAGGTAGCGTCACGACGCTGATCTCCTCGAGCTCGCAGTCGACGAGCACCCGGCGCTCTTTGCCGTCCACCTCGCGGCGCACGATGCGGCCAGGGTAGAAGCCGACGCTACACGCGATCGGTGCCTTGGACTCGTACCGTGCCCAGATGCGGTCGGCGTCCGCGGACACACCCGGAGGCGAGAGCACGAGGTCGCCCCGCAGCGCATCGTCTTCGACGCGGACGTTGCGCCAGTAGCCGATCGGCTCCCGGTCGGTGTCGTGCTGGTAGAGCGCCACGGGATTGCGAAGGAAGCGGTCAAGCTTCCAGCTTCCCTGGTCGACGACTTCGCCGTAGCTATTCACGGCGCCGGTGGACATGACCATCGGGATGACACGCTCGCCGGACACTGTCCCGGAGGAGTGCGCGTCAAGACGGTGTAAGGCGCGGGGCGTGGTCGTGACAGTGTACAGGCTCATAGCTCTACGTCCGGCGGGATGGCGGTGACCGCCCCGCCCGTGGACTGTACCACGGTCGAGCGACAGTGGGGGTGCAAGGGTGGCGTATACGTCTGCCACCACGGGTGCCCTGCGGGCAGCCGCGTGCCATTGCACTCGCGACAGATATCGCTCGTGCGGTCGTCGATGCGCGCCACGAACTCCAGCAGCAGCTCGGGCTGCTCGTCAGCCCACACCCGCACGCGCTCCTCCTCGGCCTCGGCCAGGACGGGCGTCTCGACGTCAGGCAGCGGAGGGTCAGTGAAGACGCGCGACACCTCGACGCTGATCTCGCGTGCGAGGTCGTCGAAGCTCTGCCCCGGCACCGCAGCCTCGACGACGGTCGCCACGGCATCGACCACGGCATTGACGACGCGCGTCGATGCGGCCTGCACGAGGCCCTGCGCCTGCTCGCGGGCGCCGTCGACGAGCGTCTCAATCTCCGCGGTGTCGAGGCCCAGGGCAGCCGCAGCCGCCGTGAGAGTACGGCTGAACCAGCTCACGGCTTTGACGCCTGCGCGCGCCCGACGAGCCGAGCGAGGATGAGCGCTCGCGCCACGTCGCGTACCACCTCGGGGTCGAGGGGCGCACCGCCGAGGTCGTCGAGTCGGCGCTGCAGATCGCCCGGTCCCTCAGCCCCCGCGACGGCCGCAGCAATCTCGGGCGCGCGGCCGCCGACGTGCTCCCGCAGGAGCGTCACGAGACGGTCCCGGATATCGTCCACGGTGGGGAGCTTCGGCGCAGCAGCCTTGCGCGGCTTGCTGTTGAGCCGCGGTACCATCGCCTCGGCCCACGATCGCCCTGGCTCGCCACCCCACAAGAGGAAGGCGACGTATCCCGGCGTCGGTGGCGACGCCCACCCCGCCGTCTTGTCTACCGCGTGTCTCGCGTGCCATGCGCGCATCTTGACCAGCTTGTCTCGCGTCGCAGGCTCTCCGCGTGCGAGGCGTCGCGCCCACGTGATCGTCGCGGGCACGAGCCCGTCACCGCCGAGGCCTTCCTCGTACAGCTCGATGCCTCGGGCGCAGGCCTCGCGCACGCCCTTTGGCGGTGTGAGGTCCGGCTCCGCTGCGAGGCTCACAGCCAGGGGAGCGGGCTCGACGGTGCGCACCGGGATGCCGGCTTCAAGCGCAAGGGCTTCGGTATCGACGGGCACCCCGAGCTGGCGCCATGCGCCCGCGGCCTCGGCGCGTAGCTTCTGCGCCGCCGCCGCCGCCGCAGGGTCGGCCTGCTCGGAGTAGTCCACGTGCAGCGCACTGCCCTGCGTCCCGAGGTACCGGTCAAGCGGCGCAAGCACCTGCGCCTCGATCGCCGACTCCCACGCGCGCACGTCGGCGCGCACGATCGTGCGCAGCACCCCGACGCCGGTTTGCGAGCTGGCGTTGGTGCCCACCTGGTTGTTCTGCGACGTGAGGTCTTGGCCGAGGATGGCGAGGCGAATCTTGCCGCCGCCCGCCGTGGTCAGCCATTCGAAGATCGCGTAGGCGTCGGTCTGTGCCTCTAGCAACTCGACGTCGTACGACGACGCAGCGTCGATGCCCTGCGGGATCGGGATGACCCCGCCCCGGCCGAGGGTGCGTAGCTTCGAGATGAAGCTCTTGCCGTCCGGCGTCTCGCGTGCGCCCGCGGGGAGCTTCGCCTTCCACAGACCCTGGCCCGTGGTTTCGCTGCGGCGCCGCGCGTCGTTGGCGGCGAAGCTGTTGGACAGGTACCACTCGGCGACGGAGTTGACCGCGCCCCATGTCCACGGCGCGCGCGCCGAGCGAGGAGTGTAGAGCAGCCACTGCCCGTCACCTGGCGTCACCGCGATTCGCCCGGCGCTGCGCGTCGTGACGTACCACGTGTCTGTCAGCTGCTCGTGCTCCACAGCCGAGGGGTGCACGCTCACGATCTGCGGCAGGAGCCTCGACGGATCGGCGGGGTCGGCGCGCCACACGAGCTGTGCAAGGCTCCAGCCCATTAGCACCGCGTCGCACCAGAGGTCGGTGGACACCTGCGGCGGACAGATCGTGTCCCAGTCGACAGCCAGGGGCTTGTCGTCAGGGCCGACGACTTCGGTCGGGTAGCTGCCCATCAAGAGCAGCCGCTGCAGCAAGGCGCCCATCACATCGGCGTCGCGACGGATGAGATCGCACAGCAGGCCCGAGCGTAGGAAAAGCCCGCGACTGTGCTCGTCGAGCATCGACCGCAGCGCCGAGACTGTGAGGTCTGTCAGCGGCTCCTGATCGACGGGCGTCACCGCAGGCGCCCCGGTGGTAGGCACGGGTGCCCCGATGATGCGGTCGATCAGGTCGCGTAGGATGCTCACGAGTCGTCCTCGTCGGGGTGCGAGTCAAAGACAGTGCGGGGCCTCGAGGGCGCCACGGCGGCGAAGATACCACCGTCTCCCGCGCCCGCGCCACCCGCGAGCACGGCGAAGGCATCCGAGGCCGCGTCCACCTGGTCGTCGTGCGGCCCATCCGGGAAGGCGTGGTGCTCGCCGACGAAGCCCGCGACCCACGGTCCGCGCACTAGCGCGGCGTTGCGGGCACCGACCTGAGCCGACCACGGGCGCGCCCTGGTCACCTTGTCGCCCGTGGGCCTGCGCGTCCGGACGTCGTACCCGGCAAGCTCCCGCTGGTAGCCTCGGGCCTGATCCACACCGGCCTGCCCCGGATCCTGCGGCACGACCACCGTGACCGCCCGGCCATCCTGCGCCGCCGTCGAGGCGATCAGCCGGTGTACCTCGTGCGGCGGCCCGCGGTGCGTCACGACGTCGAGCACCACCCATCGTGGCGCCACGGCAGGCCCGCGGTCGCCGAGCAGCACGCCGGCCGTGAGGTCGCCACCGGCGCCGAGGTCCCACGCGCGCACTCGGCGCAGCGTGTCGGGCGCGCGGTCGAGGACCGCCCACCAGTCGCGGTGGAAGAGCCCGCCGTCTCCCGCGGCCGCATCCCAGTCACCGTCGAGAAGCTGTGCCCGCGTCACAGGATCAAGCGCTAGGAGCTGCGCGCGGTACTCCCGCCCGAGGTAAGGGTTGTCGCCAAGGGTCGCGCGGACGAAGGTGCGAGCCAGGGCGTCGGCCGAATCCTCGGCGCACTCTGCGCCGCGCGGGTCGTACCACCGGCGCTCGCCGTCGCGGGCCGTCGCGCCTCGCCCAATCCAAGCGCCCCACCGGCTGCGGACCCACTCGTGCCCGGGCCCGCCGGGGTTGGCCGTCGCGCGCAGCCGCACCGGCACACCGCGAGAGGAGCGCAGGCGCGACGAGAGGTAGCGATAGCTGGCCTCGGTGAAGTGGGTGAGCTCGTCGAAGCCGACGAAGGAAAACTCCGCGCCCTGGTAGCGCAGGGCGTCTGCGTCGGCCTCGAGGTACCCGAAGCCCACGACCCCGCCGCCGGGCCACGTCCACTCCCTGCGGCCCGCGTGGTACGTCGCGCCGAGCTGCGGATACAGCTCATGCGACCGCGCGATCAAGGTGCGCTCAAGCTCCGGGAAGCTGCGGCGGAACAGGATCGCCCGCGAGCCAGGGACGTGCACCCATCGCAGCGGCGCGACGAGGAGGTAGTCCGACTTGCCGCCCCCGGCCTGGCCGCCGTAGAGCAGCTCGTACGCCCCGCACGCGAGGGCCTCGCGCTGCCTCGCGTTCGGCCGCCACTCGGCGGAGATCACGACTCCTCGGGCAGGTACACCCGCACGCCGGTGCCCTCGACCCGCTGGCGCTCGACGAGCTCACCCGCGGCGCGCGCCTCTTCGACGCGGGCCTTGGCGCGCATCAGCCGGCGCTCCTCTTTGCGCAACCGCTCGCCGTCAAGCCAGCGCACGTAATCGAGCGCGAGCCGCGCATCCTCCTCGGTTCCCTTGAGCACGCGAGCGCGCAGCACCTGCTCCAGCTGCGCCGACGCACGGTCGCACTCGACGGCGAAGTCGGCGAAGGGCTTGTCAGCCTCGGAGACGTGCCCGCTCGCAATAGCTTCTCGCCCGCGGCGCAGCCACTTGGCGACTGTGATCCACGGCACTCCCGCGGCGGCGGCGCACGAGCGCAGAGGCGAGCCCACGCGACGAGCGCCGATGATGACAGGCCCGGCCGTGGCGATAATCGTAGGGCGCGGCATTATCGGAGCCCTGGGGTTGGAGTCGAACCACCCACTTCGACGGGGGTACCATCGCGCGTGCCGGTTCCAGGGCAGGAAGCTTGACCCTTGTACATCCGCGCGCCGAGGCGATCAATTTCTGTGAAGGGGAGCACAGGGACCGTCAGGCGGGCGCGGGCGGTCGGGTCGACAAAGTAAAGGTAGCGGAGCTGAAAGCCCGGGAGGGTCACGCCGCCCGTCGCCTTTGCGTAGGCGGCGAGGTTGTACTTGCCTCCGGTGATGTCGTAATACGACCTCCCACCAAGCTCCCCACGCGGACCAGTCGGGTTGCTTTCGAGCGTCATCTTGTGAATGACAACGCCGTCAGCGCGGCGAACAAGGTTCGTGCTTACTGTAATGCCAGTGAGCGCAAACCCCGACGCGCGATAGATGGTACCGTCCCCGCACTGCGTGCCGTCTGCGAACGACACCACCCATTGAATGTGGGGCGCGTGCTTCCGCATGAGTCGCATTGCGACGGCGATGCACCGAGACTCAGAGTTGCGCGGCAGCTTATCGCTGAACGCCATGCGGTTTAGCTCAATGAAGCCATTCCAGGGCGTGCCGGTCACAAGCCCTTGCAGCTTACTCTTGTCAAGGGACGGCCCGAACTGCATCGCCCCCAGAAGCTCCCCGTCAACGAACGCGCCGAGGTGCAGTTGTGAGTTCATCACAACCTTTCCGCTGTAGTGCCACCGCTTGACCGCGGCGTCTGCCGCCTTGCGGTCGATGGGCTCGACGCGGATGCGCTTCGCGTCACCCAAGGAACGACTCCGCGATGCGGTGCAGGGCGTTGCCGTTGCTGTTCTCGTTGGGCGAGCCGTCGAAGTCGCCCGCGTCCTTCGCCGCGTCAAGGGCCCGGCGTACCGCGTCGACCTGCGAATCGTGCAAGGTGAAGGTCATCTGTTGAAACGGGGGCTTGTCGCCGTCAGGCAGAGCCCCGAAGGCTTCGGCGGGGTCGCGGGTCGATGCAGTCAGCACCGCGTCGCCCGCGGCCTTGACCAACGCGTCGAGCTCCTCGCTCCCATAGCCCATGTCGGCCATGATCGCGGCGTCGCGCTCGAAGTCGCGCGTGGCCATTGCCACCACCGCAGCGGCGTCGTCCTGCCCCTGCAAGGCCCGCGCGTTGTCGGCGAGGGTCATTGCATCGGCCTCAGCGTCGGAGACGTCCACGAGGCGCACAGGCACCATGCCGGGCTCGGGCGCGTCGCGGTCGAAGCGGTGGTCAGCGCCGCCGCGCATGATGCCGTCGACCTCAAGGCCGGCGACGATGAGCTTGGCGGCTTCCAAGCGCCCGTGCCCGCCGATGATGCGCCGCGTGCTGGCCTGGGCGAGGATCGGCGCGCCCCACGTCGTGCGCAGAATCGTGCGAGCAAGGCGCACGACCTCGTCGCCGTGGGCGCGGGGGTTGCGCGGGTTCGGCCGCAGGTCCGCGAGCGGTAGGTATACCGCGGCGACGCCAGAGCTAGGACCGCGGGCGGAGGTGTCTTTACGCATGCCGCCACCACCCCTCTTCGCGGTGTCGTCGCGCCACGGCGTGCCTGCGGGGCGGCCACACTGCATCGACGTCCTCTCGGGTGGTCAGCACGAGGATACGCCCCGAGCGCCACACGCGTGCGGGCTGCCCTGCTGCGATCGTCGCGAGTGCCTCCGCGCGCTCGGCGGCGTCGAGGTCCAGGGGTCCGTCGTCACGAGCCATGAGGCAAGCGTACCCCACGGGCGGCTGCGAGGCCAGAATCGGGCACTGCTACACCTGCTACACCCCTGCTACGCCTCCTGCTACACCACGAAAGCCCTGAAAACAAGGCTGCTACACTGCTACACCTCCCCTTCTTATAGAGAGAGAGAGATTTGATATTATCAAAGAGCGCGCGCGAGGGACGGGGGGAGTTTTGGGACCCGAGGTGTAGCAGTAGCGGTGTAGCAGCGAGCATCGGGACCCCCGGATTCACGGCGTTTCGTCGCGGTGCCAGACCCTAGTGCTCCGCCCTGCCAGCCGTAGCACCCTCTGCTCCCACCCGAGGCGTCGCATGATCTGCGCCACGCGGGCGGACTCTCGGGTGCCGATGCGCTCGATCTCCACCCCGCAGGCGCCGGTGAGCAGGCGCTGCGTCGTGATGGCACGTGCCTCGTGCGGGCTCAGGGCGGCCAGCCAGGAGGCGACGGCGTCCTCCCACGGGTCTGCCACCCTGTGCGTCTCCGTCGCCTCCTCTCGGGCCCTCTCCGCGTCAGCGCCGAGCCACCACCCGTACCCTCGCCGATACTGCTCGACGGCCTCGGCCCAGAGCTGATCGCGGTCGCGCCGGAGGGCGTCGGTGTCCACGCGCGTGGCCGAGACGACCCAGAAGCGCCGGTCGCCGGTGGCGTCGGTCAAGAATTGGGTCTGGTTGGTGCTGCCCACGATCACGTTGTGCCGCGGGATTGCCTCGACGGTGCGGGCGTAAGGTGCGCGGTAGGTGTCGACCTGGGAGGAGACGAAGGCCTTGATGCGTCCGGCGTGCGACCGGGAGGTCACGTGGTCGAGCTCGCCCAACTCATAGATCCACGCGCTGTTGATCTGAAGCATCGCGTCTTTGCTCTCAATATCGACGGCGCTGTCGCTGAACCACTCGCCGCCGAGGATGCGAAAGAAACTGCTCTTGCCAATGCCTTGCGGCCCGACGAGCACAAGCGAGGTGTCCACCTTGCAGCCGGGCTTGAGCGCACGCGCGACCGCGCTGACAAACCACGACCACAGCATCGTGCGGTTGATCCTGGTGTCCTCTGCGCCGAGCACGTCCAGGGCGACCGTCTCGATGCGCTCTGTGCCGTCCCAGCGGAGGCTGTGCAGGTAGTCTCGCCT